AAATTTGAATTACCTGATATTGTTTTTGTAACTTTAGTCCAAGTATTTGCTGATAAAGTGCCAGTAGAAAAAACAAAATTGTAAGCATCAACACCTTGATTAATATGTGCATAAAATTCTTGTGATACACTAGACCTTACCCAAAATGAAACAGTAATAAACGAGCTAGTTGATTCGTAATCCCAACCTGATACAGCTACATTTTGATCTTCAATATTCTGTCTAAAAACTCTATAATGTGATGCTGTATCAGTAGCCACTGAGGTATTTGTTGCTCTGTAAAACTTGTGAAATCCTTGAGTATAAGGTGTACCTGATGATAAACTTTCTTGAGATTGTGTAACTGTGCCACCACTATAACTAAGTTTAGTTCTATCAACAGTACTCATGCCACCTGATGTACTTGATGTTCCCCTCTGTGCCACTTGCATTGCACCATTGATGATAATATTCCTTCGCCCACCAATCTGTGAATTGGTTAGGACTTCACCCATCTTTGCTAATTCTGCTGCTTTGGTCATTCGTTATCTCCTAACATACTAGATGTCCTGTAAAAAATGTATATTGTGCATTTCCTCTAGCATCTGTCTGTGCTGCACCTCCACTTTGAAGATATTGTACTTTTGCAGTATCACTTGCATCCATATCTGCAAAGGCTGTTAATGTTATTTCATAATAATCAGGGTCACCAGTCATAGTATCAGTGGGGTCAACAATAAATCTGTATGATTCATTAGATGTAACTATACTTGCTATGATATAATTTGAAACATTATCAACATAAGCTAATCTTAAACATAGATTAAAAAAATATTTTCCAGTTACAGGTGCAGTAAAAGTGGAATTTGAGGTATTATAATCTGAATTTACA